TTTATACGCAGACTTATCCAGTGATTCACCCTTCTCATTGATAGGATCATCAAGTGTTACTGTACCATAGTAAACGTTGACACGCTTAACACTACGAATAATCTGCTTAGTAATATCATCTAAAGCAGCAAAGTCCTCTATCCAACCTGAGGGTCTACCCAAGTTGAAGCCACCTATACTGTCCTTCATGTCACCATTGAGTGAGTTAGCTAAGACAGACTTCTCCATCTCTTCTGTTTCACTATTCCAACGTTGCCACTGTTGGCGCTGGGCGAAGATACGCATAGTGACCCCATTGCTGTAGATCTTTTCGTCACCACGATTGAGGATGAAAGCACCTACTGGTATTACCTCAGTCTTACGTGTCTTACCTTCTAAGGTTTCAACCCCCATTATTGCTTGGTGCAGCATACCCATACGTGAAATAGATGGTGTTGATTCACCACCTGATGTAGACACACCCATAAGTTCTGCCATTGATTGTCCGCGTTCATTCGCGATTGATAGTTCATTGCTCATTTCTATACCTTTCTATAGATTCAAAGAGTTCCTAGTTATACATCATACGTCAACTGTGTCAAGCCAGTTTGGACCTATTTTTGCTTCAAGTAGTAATGGTACATTCATTTCTACGTTGTATGTTTTTTCTACAAGTTCATTGATGTTGTCGTTAAGTGACTCAATAATATCAATAACTTGTTGTTCTTCATCAGGGTGTATGTCAACTACCATACTGTCGTGTACTGAATTTACTACGACAGAGTTTAATGGTTGTAACAATTCGTGAAGTTCATTCAGTACAATAGGTACTATATCACCTGTGGCAAACCCCTGTACTGGATAGTTCTTTATCATTGTGAAGTGACTTGGCATACCATTATCTCTGCGTCTTACATTTGGGAAAGCGTACTGTCGTCCTGACTTATTAGTGATCTTCATAAAGCGTAGTGCTTCATCACCTAACTCCTTATGCCATGCAGCAATACCCTCATACTTCTCAATAAAATGTTTGTAGTAAGCGGCTTCAGCCTTAGATCTACCATACCCAGTAGCCCCGAAGAGGGGGGCAAATGTATGTGCCTTCGCTGAGGTCCTTGAGGTTTTCTGACCTGCATCTGTTATAACTTTTGCTGTGTAACTGTGTACATCAAACCCTGTACTAATCTCTTTCATAGCCTTCTCGTCTTGAGCAAGGAACGCAGCAACTCTAAACTCAAGTTGAGCAAAGTCAGCTTCCATTATCTTTCCGTTTTCCCATCGTGAAACAAAGACTTTCTTCACAGGAAACGTACCGCCACGTGGCATGTTCTGCATGTTAGGATTGCGCCCACTGAACCGTCCAGTAGCTGTTATGTGTTGTGTTAAACCTACATGTAAGAACCCATCATGCTTAGTGTAGTTTGATATACCCTCAACAAAAGAACTTAGGTAACTACTAACAGCAGACAAACGTTTTAGATCATTAAGAAAAGACTCAGCTTCTTTCATGTTATTGTTTCTTGCAGTCGCTGCTAAGATTTCTAAGTTGTCTTTACTTGTACTAAAACCATTAGCACTAATCCATTTCTTATTAGGAGCTGTGAATTTTAAACCTGCAATCTGTTTTGTTTCTGTTAGTTGAAAGCCTCGCGTGTCACAGTCCTTACACTTATTAGGTCTGGCATACTTTGTACCATCCTTCTTTACTTTATATGTTTTGCCTACACCCTCACAGGTAGGACATGTAAATGCTTTTGTTCTGTACACAGGCTTAGAATTTGCTCTAACAGCATCCTTATATTCATCGACTGTAGATGTAAACTCAAACAGATCTGCCCATTCTTTCTTGTTAATCATACGCAGAGAGAACACAACCTGAGACATTTGTTCTGGACTACTAAGGTTTATAGGTGTGTCACCCATAAGCTCACGAACTTTCTTCTGTAGTCTACCCTCAATCTCTGCCTTCTCTTGTTCAAACTCTAATCTTACTTCGTCAAGGGCAGATCTATCCACCCTGATTCCCGACATGTACATTCTGGTAAGGGTTTTACAGGTGGTAAAGGTTGTATCTCTAATGACTTTGAGACCTTTGGATTCGGGCATGGCATAGTCTGCTTCGATACTATGGAACAACCAGCTAGTTGAGAGCAAGTCACACCTAAGATAAAAGCTAAGCTCATCCAACGGTATCTCATTTGTTGTGTACCCTTCTTTAAAATATCTTTTAAGTGTATCATCTTTCTGTACCTCTAGGTTTCTGCGTTCAGCACAAGCAGCTAAACTCAACGGAGTTCGTTGGCCTCTATCAAGTATGTACTCTGCTAACATAGTGTCATAGATCAAGCCATCATACTTGAATCCTGACTCCCATAGCCACATCATATCGTGCTGCGCGTTGTGCATTATGAGTAATGTTGTTAAGTCTAATATATCCTGGACTAGCTTATGCCCAGCGCCTGATGTATCCTTCGCCTCATCATGGTCTATATTTACAATATGTAATTCATCATGGTTGTCTGCATTAACCATACCAACTTGGACTAGATGATTGTTAATCTCAAACGGGTCCATGTGATCTTTGCCGTTACGTTTTGTTGTGCTGTTCTCAACATCTAATACTATTCTCATGTCTTACCTCAAGCTGAATAGATAGATCGTGATCCATCTAGTACACAAGTAATCTTACCCTGATACCCATTCAACTTATTCTTGGCTAAGTTTAAGTAACGAACTGGATCTTCGTCTTCACCCTCAGCTTGTTGTGTCTTACCTATCAAGACCATTAGGTCAGCCTCAGCTGCCTTGCCTGTCTTAGATCCTTCCATCATCGCTTGGTTAAGGTCAGCCTTACCCTCTGCTTCAGCAGATAGTTGTGACATCCAGATTACACAGCAGTCATACTGCTTAGCAATATTACGTGCATGGATAGCAGCAGTCTTGAGTGTAATGTCACTCCTCTCACTGCTTATATCAGCAAACTTATCACCCATGTCAAGAACTACAATGTCGGGCTTCTCTTGTTTTACAACAGACTCAACCCATGCCATACCCTTACCTGTACTATCCTTGAACAAGACATTAGTGCGGATAGGTTCATAACGTTTCTGTGCCAAAGCTTTATTCTCTCTGACTTCTTTCATAGTCATATTAGATGAGGCACTGATATACCTTGCAGCAACACGTGTGTATGCCTCTTCGTTACATAGTATAATACACTTAGCACCCTGATGTGCAAAGCCTTGTGCACCTGCTATAAGGCTGGCATGGAAAGAAGTCTTACCAGTATTGGGACGAGCGCCAACCAACACAAGGTGACCACCACTAACGCCTTCCACCCTACGAGCCAAGGAAGATATGTTAAAGCTCCACTTGGATTCCAGAAGCGTTGCATCAAGTATTGTGTCAAGGCTATTGTCGTCCCAGTCAACACGTAGATTAGGAGTAAAATCATTTTTGTATTCCTCTAGTAGTCGTCGCAGAGGTTCTAAACTATCCTCTGTTCCATTAACAAAATCAAACCCTAGGTTTGCTACACGATCACCTACATGCTGTTGAAACAACTGTGACAATGTGTCTTGTGCTATCTCTTCTTTGATAGGCTCGGTAATTGCTATACGTTTAAACAGATCTTCATACGCTCCGCGAGTAGCGGTAGTAAGACTAGCATTCATTCTATTGAACACAGCCTCTAGATCCGCAACAGTTAGGTCACCCTCATAGGATTCCATAGCACCATCAAGTGCCTGTTTAATCTTACGTACATCCTTACTAAATATTTTATCTGGGCAACGTATGCCCTTGTGTTGATCATAAAAGTTACGATCTAGTAACGTTTTAATCAGTGCTAATTCCATCATTCTTTTTGTCTCCTACAACAATATATTATATATCTTCTAAGTGCTACTCATCACTCATGTTTAAGCTCCACGTAGTACGAACCTGCACTACTCTTATACGCAGCCATAATGTCTAACCACTGTTGGCTACTCATGATTAACATTTGATAAGCATCCATCTCAGGTTCGAACTGTCTCATGTATACAGTACCCTCATCTCCAAAGATAATCTCTATGTCTTCATGCTTACCAGAGTGATCTAATGTAGTGATGATTGATGCATCAGATTCAAACTCAACTGTGAACATCTGAACCCTCCGATACAATTATATTTACTTGTGCTACATTACCTACAACTTTAACGATCTTAAACTCTAATCCTTCTTTGGTAAGTAATCTTCTTAACATAGATACTGGTATCATACATCTGCCTTTCCTGTTAGTTTTATCAACCTAGCTAAATACCACTGTGATTTCAGTAGGTCTTCTTGTTTGTTCTTGTATCTCCATCGGTGTAGATACTTAGCTATGTTACCTCTTAGGTATCCTATATATTCTTCTTCGGTTAGGAAGTCTTCTATGTAATCAATACATTCAATACTACCTTTGCCAT